AGTGGAAGCAAAAAATTTTTCGAAATTTTTATTTATGGTTTTCGGTCCGGATTGATCCCTCTCAGGACACAGTCTGAGATGCCTCAAGGCCTTGATTTTCAGGCAGTAAAAATTATGATCTATGTTGTGGCCTGAGAGGGATCAAGGGGGTTGAGTCTGTTATTGTTAGATTTGTCTACGCCTTGGGGCTGTAAGTCTAGAGGCCAATCTCAAAATGTCCGTGATTTTGAGATTAAATAAGTATTTACTTACATTTCAGGCCCCAATTTCGGGCTTTCCGTTGAAATACAAGGGTTTGGGCTAAAAGTTAGTGGGTGCTAACTTGGATAAATTATGATTTATGTCATATTTACATAGGATTGAAATTGAATTATAATTTTAGATACCATGGCTGTAGTGAAGGTGAAGAACAAGCTAAACCACAAGTTAATGCTGGAAGGAAAAATCCTTGACCCAGGAGAGGTAGTAGAATTAGAAGAAAATGACAAGGTCAAGTACGCAATCGAGCATGGCTATGTTGAAGTTGTTCAGGAAAGCCCCGCAAAAGAAGAGCCCGTTTCTGAGCAGCCTACACAAGAAGAGCAACCGGTTGAAGAAGTTGTTTCTGAAGCCTCGGTACAGGTTGAAGAGCAGCCTACCAAGAAGTCTCGCGGCGGAAGGAAGAAGAAGTAATTAGATGGCGTACTTTAACACGGCGGACATTTTAGGTAGGCTGAGGTCGGGGGTTTATCCGAACCCGTTTTTTGATTTGTTCAATCATTACATCCCTCCCGACCTCAAGCTTTTGTTTGAGTGGTTTGAATACGTTTACCTGTCCAACCCCCTGGTAGCTGCTGTAATCCAGAAATTTGCCTCGTACCCTATTACAGAACCTGTTTTCGACCACGGAGACGAAGAAGTAGTATCCGTAATACAGCAGGAGCTGGAGCGTGTAAAGTGGAAGGAACTCTTATTTAACGCAGGCGTAGAGAATTTCGTTTACGGAAATGCCTTTGTTATCGCCTATCCGAGGACTGTAAAATACGGTATTTGCGACATATGTGATAACTCCTCTCCTATTGACAATTACAAGAACTTCAAGCTTGAGTCCTGGGAAAAAGGTACCGGGAGATGTCCGAAGTGCGGTAATTCTACCAGTCTAAAATTGGTAGACAAAAGTGTAGATACTGATACTCCTACTTTTACCTTGTGGAACCCGAAATTAATTTCCATAAAAAGACATCCGCTTACAGGGGACTGTAGGTATTATTCTTCCATCCCAGACGAGCTGCGCCAAGGTATTCAGTCTAATGATGTTTTCATGATTATCAACACTCCGAATGAGATAATCCGTGCCTTAAAATCAAATAAACTAATTGAATTCAATCCGTCCAGTATATTCCACTTCAAGCGGCATTCCCTGTCCGGTAGGTTCCAGGATTGGGGCCTCTCTGCGTTGTTCCCCGTCCTCAAACACCTTATGCTTGTGGCAACCTACAGGAAGGCAAACGAAGCCATTGCCTTGGACCACATCTTGCCGCTCAGGATTATTTTCCCGCAGCCCGTATCTGCTAATACGGACCCTGCTACTACCATAAACCTTGCGAAATGGCGCAAAATGATGGAGGCAGTAATTCAGGACTGGCGTCGTGACCCGAATTTGATCTTAGTATCTCCCGTTCCTGTAGGCGAAACACATATAGGCGGCTCGGGTAAAGTCCTTGACGTTTCAGACTTGATTTCGCAAGTTACACAGGAAATCCTTGCAGGACTTGGTGTTCCACAGGAGTTTGTATTCGGCGGACTTACCTGGTCCGGGTCATCTGTTTCTCTCCGTATGCTTGAAAACCAAATGTTGAACTACGTTGGACAACTGAACAGGCTACTGCAGTGGATTGTAGATAAAATATGTGATTACAAGGAGCTGCCAAGCGTAAAGGTCAGACTAAGACCATTCCGTATGGCAGACGACAACGCAAGGAAACAAATCGTTCTTTCTCTTGCGTCTGCAGGACTTCTATCCAAGAGAACCATCCTCTCCGAACTAGGCTTTGACTACGATACCGAAAGGGAGAATATGCTCTCTGAAATGGCTGATACTCAGCCTCCCGGTAGTATACAACCTGAGTCGCCTGCTCAACAGGAAACTGCGAATGAAGGAGTTGAGACTGATTTCAACCCTGTAATGCCTGAGCCTGTAGAATGAAAACATCGGCCTTAGTATCTTACACTGGGCGTCCTAAAAACGACGAGTTTATAACTCCGCCTGAGGCAGTTTATCCCATTCTGCCTTATCTCCCTACCGATAAGATATACTGGGAGTGTACCGACAACGGAAATTCCGGTATTACAAGGGTACTAAAGGAAAATGGACTCAGAGTTGTGTCTACGGGATTTGACTTCCTAAAGTATACTCCCGATTTTCATTTTGACATTATAATTACCAATCCGCCTTTTAGCCTGAAGGACGCCTTCCTAGAGCGTGCCTATGAACTCGGTAAACCTTTCGCTTTTCTCCTTCCTTTGCACTCCCTCGAGGGAGTCAGACGCGGGAGGTTGTTCAGAAAATACGGTCTTCAATTGCTCGTTCTGGATAGGAGAGTCAGATTTACATCTGAAAAGAACGGGCCGTGGTTTAACGTGTCCTGGTTTTGCTGGAAGTTGTTACCTAAAGACTTGATTTTTGTGTCATTATTATAATCGTTTGTTGGGGGCTTAAAACACCCGCCCCCGCTTTATTTTCACCCATTCGTAGTCTTTTATGTTGAATTCCTTTTTGTCTTGTTCTGTTATCTGTTCCCTTGCGACTGTATACTTAAGCGGCAACTTGGTTATTCTTCTCCGTAGTTTTGCTCCGAGTTTTACCTCATCCTGTAGGATTCCAGGTACTGTTCCCGTTTTGGCTATGTATATTACGTCCTGCACCGTAACTTCAAATAGATCCGGATTTTCAAGAATGTCCTCATAGGTAAATACTCTTATCTCTACAGTCCCTAGGCGTGGGCGAAGGTTTGCAGGTTTGTATTTTCGTTTTAGTTTGGTAGATTTCAAGGCACCTACTACGTGTTTTCCGAACAACGCTCTCCTGTCGTATCCGAATAGCTTTTTCCTACCTAAAACAAAATTTATCAGAATTTCTTCCAGCCTGGGATTTGGTTCAGATATACCGACGTGAAACTGAAAGGCGGAGAAAACAATGTGTCCGTCTATTATTCTGGCGATTGTTCTTGGATTAGGTCTGATTCCGTATTTTCTTTCTATCAATTTAACTGCCTTTTCGTATTCTTTCAGTATTCTGTCTGCAACGTTCCGTGCGGGGATAATCGTTCTGTATTCTATTATGAACCTATAATGTTCTACTCCCCAGTCTGAGGTGGGGAAGGGCGGGTTTACCCATTCACACGCTCGTCCCGTATACAGTTCTAGTTCCAATCCTATCCAGGATTCCGATAGATATGTAATGTGCATAATTGCCCCTTTCAATCAGAACCAAGCTGTCTCCGTTTACACTGATGTGCTGAATTTCCATACCTCTCGGGAGTCTCAGCGGGAGCCGCTCGTAGGATACTTTCATTATCGTTTTGCCTCGCACTACTTTCGGAAATCCGTTCTGGATTATTATAAACACATCGTTATCTTCTATCCTATCTTCCCCCAGGAATTTTATCCTGTATGTACGGCAATCTACGTATAGTACTCCTTTCACGCCCACGACTTCACCGTTTTTATATACGGCCGTTATCTCTTTCGGTTTTATTATCAGCCTATCAGGTTTAGAGCTTACCGAAACGGTGATATCTACGGATATAGGCGTTTGCGGTCTGGTGTACGCTACTCCGCTTTTGTCTACAATGTATAATGTTATTGCCATCCCGGTACCTCCTCCAGTTTGATGGACCACTTTCCTACTACAAGCGTGTCCTTGTACACATACGGCGGTGCCCAGTCTTCTTCATATCCTGGTATACCTACAGGGATTTTCTTTACGCGTTTGTATTCATACGACATATACTCAAGAATTCTTCCGTTTTGGACTACAATAAGTCTGGTCAACGCTTCCGATATTTCGTCAGTTTTGAGGAATTTAAGCAGTTTGTCTGTTATGTCAACGTACAGAATGCCGTCTATTTTCACCCTGTATCTCTCGAAATTGAGGATTATCTTGTCCTTTTTAATCCTAACCGACAACAGGTCGTCGTATGGGAAGAACGGAATATATACGTATATCGCTGCGTTTTTAGGTCTTGCAGGGTAGTTTACATATGCTATTTTTCTGTTTTTGTCTGTTATTGAAATTAGCATACAATCCAAGTCAGAAGTATCAAATATTTCAGGGGAATCTAAAACTAAAATATCGGAAGATTTTACTTCATACATTAGACCGCCTCCACAGGCGGAACAATATCAATCAAGCCTCTTCGTATTCAGGTTCGTGTTCCTCCACCAAAGCGGTTATCCACTTTTGTTCGTGAGTCACTGTGTCCTCATATACGGATACAGTCGGATACCTTATGTCGTCTTCGAATATTTCGAATGTTATGTAATCCACCAGTGGTGTTCCTGCAAGGGCGTCTTCAATATCCGCGCCTCTGGAGATATCCTGTCTGAAGTTTCTCAGTGCTCTGAATATTTCCTTTTCCTGTCTGGTTAGTCTTATCTTTCCGTTTATCCCGTCTTTCATTGTTTCCGTAATTATTTTTGCAACCGTTTTAGGACTGTTCATCAGGTCTAGGAACGAGAACATCCTGATTTCCACAGTGTTTCTCCTGGACATCAGCAGCGGCTTATATCTTTCGTTTCTCTTGAACCTATATCCTGTATGTCTCAACGCCCCCCATACGTGGTGGGATACCAGGAACCTGAAATCTATTCCGAGTTCTATTGCTTTCCTCGCGACCATTTTCTGCATTATTTTGTCCAGGTTTTCAAGGGTTTTTTCGTATTGTTCATATCTGTGTAGATTGATGTGAAGATGGACTCCGTTGAAGACTATGGCTTCCGTTTCGGAGTAATACGTGGCACACTCTCCAACGTATACCGTGGTATTAGCCTTTCTGGACAGTATTTTCGCGGTTTCTATCGCCTTAGCTACTGCCTTTTTTATGCAGGAAGCTACCGGTATCCATTCCTTCCCATCAGGAATATAGGTTTTGAAATCGTTCTTGAATAGGATTTTATTTAGCTCTACCATATGGCTATAGTATTCTCTTTCCAGGCCGAGCTCGTCGGGGATGGTTGTGCCTGCAATGTTGAACCCGACATCAAACTCAAATTCAAATCCTACGGTAGGTACAAATAGGTTTACCATACCTCTCCTCCAACCTCGAACCAATTTTATATGTCCCAAGTTACGGGAACAACGTCATAGTAGCCGTATGTGTTGTAATTGTATTTATACCCAAATAAGTCTTCTTCTTCCCAGTCCATGGCGCATTTCGTGCAGGTGTTTTCTTTTACCAGTACTCCCTCGTTTCCGCAGTAGATGCATCTTTCTATCCGTATCTTCTCTACTTTCAGGGGTGTCTCGTTGTCCGTCTCAAAACTGCCGTTCCACTCTGTGAGTCCTACCTCTTTTATCGGGTACCAAGTTCCCGGAAATACCGGTTCTGAGGCAAACCACTCTTCATTTTCGTGTAATACGAGCGTTCTGGAGTTGTCCTTGTGGAAATAGAATCCTTTCAATGTATCAAATATGAACACTACACCGGCCCCGTCCAGGTCTTTCTCTTTCAGTTCGTTTCTCATCCATTTGACTGCTATCCCGTGAGTATCTGACCTGTCTTTATCTACCCTGAGTGACTTTTTGGTGCCGTTTTGAATTACAAGGATAGTGCGTCCCTCGTCTTTCAAGACTACGGGGTGCGCATTGTCCAGGTTTATCTCTCCTACACTGGCTTTTCTGTTGTGGATTACTATCCAGTCGTATGTCTCTCCCGTTTTTTCCTTCAGGATTTCTATCAGGTCTACAAGATCCATCGCTTTTGCTGCAAATAACTTTCTCTTCTCCTGCTGGTAGGCTACAAGTCCGTAGCTGTCTTCCCCTCTGTGGGACAGGTTGATCTGGTATTCGATTACTTTTTCTATGAATTCTTTGTCTATTTCCGCATTAATTTTTCCTAAAATGCCACACATTCAGAAAAGCACCTCCATCTCTTCGTACCAATATTCTTTTTCATCGTTGAAATCTACTAATACGGTGTTTTCAAGTCGTTCTCCTGTTGTAAACCTCGTGGTGTACACCTCTAAACCAGGTATTTTATACCAAGTCCCGCCTATGTGTATTTTCTTTTCCGTTATCAGAAGTCTGTTTAGCATTCCAAGGTGTAGCTCTACCATACGTGCTACGTGTTCAGGCATAGGCTCCTTCCCGGTAGTAATAAGAATTCCCCTGTTCGTTTTGTATATATAGCATCCACCGGATGTCAGCACCAGCGCAGTTATCCCGAGTCCATCCCATATTTCTTTCCCCGCCTTGAGGAACATCCTTATCTTTTCGGCCGTTGTTTCTATTTTATAGGCGGTGTCTTTCTGCACTATAACAGCGGTGGTTACGTTTTCAGGCGTGAACTCTTCGAGTGTCTTTTCGTCAGGCAATACTATATACATCCCTTACCTCCGAATGGAACAATTTAATACGGAACGAGGCAGCTGTAGTTTGAATAGAACCTGCCTTCGTATTCTATCCATTCGTATCCCAATTTATACACTCTTCGTTTGGTGAATATGAGGACTTTTTCTTTCACCTCTTCCGATAGGAGTTCTATTGACAGCGGGACATTTGTAGAGTGCAAGATGATAGGTTCTAGGATGTATTTTACCCACAGTGCTGTGTCTGACATCCCCTTTTCTTCCGCCAGGTCGTGGTCTACCGAGAATATTCCGTTGTGCATCACGGCAGCCTTTGCGTGTCCTTTCCTTCTCCTGTTGAAGGGGATTGGGTACGGATGCGCATTTGCCGCCGTTTTGTCTCCGTGAGTGGCCAGTCTGAAGTGAATTCCCACATCGTAGTCTTTTAGGTTGTACTTCCTATTCAGGTAGTCAAGTTTCCTCATAAATTCACCGAAGTCAAGGGTTTTGAAGAAGTATACACTGTCTTTCTTCCTAACCATCAGCCCGCATCCGTCCGGGTTGCTATGGTATCCGTTTTCAAGTTCAATTTCGGGCGGGAGCTGAGCCCCAGCAGGTTTATAGATAATTACACACATACGAGCACTGACCTCCTTTCTCCGAACAATGTTCTCGCTGTAACTATATCTAATATATCCTCAAAACTTTCCGCTGTCCGGATTTCCGTCAGTATTTTTCTCCAGGTAATTACAAGGTCTCTCCTCTTCCTTCTGCTGCGTTTTATTTTCTCGGTGAATTCGAGGACTGGTTCTACGTCTGATAGATCAGGCATTCCATCGCGCCCGTTGTCAATCCAGTCTTTCAGCTTGTACAGTACAGTTCTTGTAGCCTCGGGGTCGAGCAAAATAGCACTTGGGAATATTCTGATTTCAACTCTGTCAGGTTCTTCGTCATTTCCGAAGTAATACCTATACGTGTAGTCTAGAGCGTAGCGCGGCCCTCTCGCTTTTTGTACCGCATATTTTTCGTACCATTCTCTGCTCGCATCTTCAAGAACGGAACTCCTGCAGTAGAAGGGAACGTAATCTTCCAATCCGAAGTGGAAGTGGGCTCCTATCGGGTATACGTTGTAGTAGGAAACCGGGAAAATCGTGTAGTCCTTTCCCAACACAACCTGGTACTCGGCGAGGCATTTGTATAGATTGAACAGCATATCTTCTATTGCGAATTCGGGTTTCACCCTGATTTCTGCGATATAATCGTATCCGTCTCTCCCGATCGTTCCATACGGGGTTTTCTTGAATTCAAAAGTCCCTAATCTGGAGTCGGGGCTTACTTTTAGGATTGTAGTGTAGGCACGACAATATCTTCCTTCTCTGTCCAAAATCACAAACTCAGGGTCTGCTCCAAAAGATACTACCACCATAGACCGCACCTCCTCCAGGTAGTCGGAACAATTTGTTAGTTATCGTTATTGGTTATACCAAATCTTCTTCGTCAGTTTCTTCCCATTCAGCCCCGAGGCTTATAGCCCTGTCTACAAGGTTGAGACAAAACTGTTGGAAGCAGTAACGGCACAGGTAGAGGAAGTCCCCCTGCAAGGTGAGGTTCCTTGACTGTCCTTCCGCCCTGTGCCAGACGTCCAATGTGAAGTGGTCATCGGTACAATCCGCCCCGCAGAAATCGCAGAGAATACGTATCTCTCTACCCATCACTTTCAATTATGACGGGTGTGCTCCAGTCTATCTTCCTCGCTTGTAGCGCCTGTTTGAATTCGGCGTAGGTTTTGAACCTTACAGGCTCCTTCCTGTCGGGTGTGGTTCCCAGGGTAAGTCCTACCAGAGCCTCGTGGGAAGGAGCGTAAATCAAGTCCCTTGGATTCCTGAGATGCGGAGCTATTCTGCTCGGTAGCATTCTTTTGGCATCCTCTATAGCCTGGGGTGTTATCGGAACATGGACGTTTACCGTGTCTCCATCTAGGTCCCCCGCAAGACCTTTGGCTATAAGGAGGTTTATGTCAACCGTCTTTTTCTTGTGGATTTTAGGGTACAAGGCTACCAGGTTGTATTTCCACAGAGACGGCGCACGGTTGATTATTATGGGAATTTCTTTCATTTTTTGCTCCAGTATCTCCCTGGCTATCGGGTCTCTCTCCTCTATCATTTTCTTGGCCTTGGCTATGTTATATCCGCGTTTCTTTAGTTCCGAAAGGATATGCGGGTTGTAGAGTTTCCAGGCCATATCTTCAGGAATCCCAGCCTCGTCTATATGGAGGTCTGTACTCGTCGAAAGCGTAGCCCTTCCTGCAGGAGCCTGGAGCTTTTTGAGGACTTTCGCTTGGTAGTAGCTTTCTTTAGGTGCCTTTCCTTGACCTACCACGTAGGATATGAATCCTTTTATCCCCCTTGCCTTAGCGTAAGGAGACTGAGGTTCGGCAAGACCGAACAGAGCTTTTACCGTGCGGTACAAGGTCTCTCCTTCTTCCTGCAAGGCATCTTCCGTCAGGCCTGCACCTTTTAGGTCTCTTATCGCCTGGTTTGCAAGGAGAACATCCGTGTAGAGATAGTTCGAATCGTGAACAAGGACTCTCTTTTCATCCTGCGGGATTATAGGTCTGAATTTAGGCGGAATTACAGGAATGTAGTCCAGAACGTAGGCCTCGGCGAGGTTCTTGAATCCTGCCTGTTTTAGTGCGCGAAGGACTTTCTTCTTGTCGGGGTCTTTTTCGGTTTCAAGGAGCTTGTCTACTTCCATCCTGGCGAGGAGTTCTTTGGTTTTCTTCCCGTACAGAGGTGTTCCTTCAGGCAGGAACATCTTTACCACGTCCTCGAATGTTGGATTTACTATCGGTATTTCCAGCTTGATATGTGCCCACTTTTCTCCCGATAGTCCTCCCGTTATTGCAGGATCAAAAAGACCGTCCTTTTCGGGATTGAGGTCGAACTTGAGTTTGGAAGGTTTTTTGATTTCTCCATTGGAAATGGCAAGAATATCCTTGTTGGTCATGGGCAGAAGCTGAAGTTCGTCGCCCTTCTTTTCTACGTTTATCCCTGCGGCCTTAAGTTTGCTAAAGAACCTTTGTGTTGCAAACGTCGGTCTGGGAGCCGGAAGAGGTTTGCCGAGGTAAACCGCATTCCAAAAGTCCTCAGCCTTTGTAGCCTTGAACGTGGCCATTTCCTGCAGCAGGTTCTTTACGTTGTGGGATACCAGAGAGTAGAATTCCATCACTCCGATAGCTTTGGCTCCCTCTTCTCCGCCCTTGGCAGGTCTTAGGTCTACGTCGTATTCTCCTTCTTCACTTCTGGCCGAGAAGTTAAAGTCCGTCATTTTGTTCAATTTCAGAACGTAAAGCGGTCCTGTCGTTACAACCTTCTTCTTTCCGTCTACCGGGTCGTAGAGTTCTTCTTCTGCGGTTATTCCGTGTTTTTTCATCAGTTTTTCCAGCTCTTCGTATGTATTTTTGTCGTACCAGCCGAATGCTGGAACCTTGAACTGTTTGCCCGTTTTCTTGGCTATTTTCGCTGCCACGAGTTCGTGAAGCTGCCCGGGATTTATCCTTGATGGGACTGACAGTGGGGTGATTATCATATCCACGGGAGTTCCATCCTTCTTCCTCGGCATTTGGTCATCGGGCAGGATTTTGGTTATTGTTCCTTTACCGCCGTGGACGATTGTTAGTTTGTCTCCTTCTTTTGCAGGCTCTAAGGTTTTTACGGTCACTCTCAGCGTCTTTCCGTCAAAGGAGACGTCCGTTACTTCTCCTTCTACGTCTTTTTCCCACACTTCAACTTCAGGCTTATAGCTCCTAACGAGAGATTTAGACAACCTACCGAGGATAACGTCTTCAGGAGTGGGGACTGCTTTGGACAGGGCTACGAAAATTGGGTCCCCTTTTTTCAGGATAACTCCTTTCTTTACTATTCCGTTTTCATCCAGCTTGTCGAGTTGTTCTTTCGTGAAATGCGTCGGGAAATACGACCTGAACTTCTCTTTCCCCAGGACGTGCTTGTCCTTGGAAAACTCAAAATCAATCTTGTACATGTGCGTTGAAGCGAGTTTCTTGGCGGCGGACTCAGAAATTACAATTCCGTCTTCAGTGTTCAGTCCGTGGTAGGGCATATAGGCGACTTCAAGGTTGACACCGAGGGCTACCTGTCCTGTTTTCTCATCCGTGTAGTTGGAAATTGCAAGTTTTTCTCCCGCCTTTACTTTCTGTCCTTTTTTTACTACCGGAGTGTGGTGCAGGAAGGTCTTTCTCGCCAGCGGATAGTTGTGGTACAGGTTAAACTCATATTTCTTCCCGCTTTTTCCTTTCATTGTTATCTTTTTGTCCGAAACGTGCAGGATTTCTCCGTCTTCGGGGGCGTGTATGTCGGTGAATTTAGATAAGATTTCAGTGAGAGGTGTGTCTCCTAATGTAGGAACTACAAGCGGGGCTTCTCTTTTGGCGAGCGGGACTGCCTGAGTAAACATCTTTGCAGCCATCTGCGCCCTGTTTCCATGGTCTGTATTGAGGAAAGGAACGAGGTTGGTTGTTATTGAAAACATCCTGGCCGGGTCTGGAAGGTAGTAATCAGGCTTCCCTTTTGTTATTTTCCCCCTGTAGATTACAACGTCAGAGTCCTTGGAAAATCCGACCTTCTTGTCCCACAGATCAAGGGGAGAGAGGTATTCTTCTTCCCCCGTTTTGGCATTTATGAATTTCTGCCTGGGATAACCGTCGTCTCCGAAAATCGTACCTATTGCCATCCTTAGGTCCACGCCTGCTTTTTCAGATTCTGAGGTACGGATCAGGTCTATAAATCCGGTGTACGTCGGATGAACATCCCGTATTTCCATCGGAATGGCGTGCGTTGAGCCAATACCGCCTTCGCCCATGTAGGTTATTTTCGATAGGAGTTCAAGGATTTCAATCGGATTGTTGTGCTCGGGATTGGAAGTGAGAGAGGAAGTTGTAATGAATTCCCTCAATGGTTTGTTCAGATCAAAAGTAGAAGGCAATTTTCCTTTATTTTGGGCTACTTTGGTCGCAAGTTTGGCCCGTTCAAGGCGAGACCTTTTTATTAGGGCTTCACGGATCAGCTTTTCTGCGGGAATGAATTCTTTGAATACCAGGGCATTTCTGTCGTCTTCCTCTGCCTCGCCTCTGGATAGTTTTATCAGTTTTCTTACAGCCTGACGGATGGTCTCGGGAGTTACCTTCTCGTAGCTCCTTCCGAGGGTGATTCTGGTAGTGTTCGGGTCGAGTTTCGTGTCCTTCAGTCCGGCTACGAATTCTTTTATTTTCGTTCCCTTCGTTTTTTTCATTTTCTCGGCTTTTTCGAAGTTTACGGTGGCAAGGTCTTTTCCGAGGAGTTCTGATATCTCACTATCCTTAAATCCCAACTCCCGCAGCACAGGGACTATCGGGAGTTTGCCGCCTTTCTTCAGGACTACGTAAATCTCTCCTGTATTTGGATTAGCCTCTATGGAGAAGTTCTCTCCTTTTGCCAGGTTGAATTGGACTTCAGGTTCTCCAGATTGTTTAAATCTGGCGTATACCCCGGGTCTCATTCTGACCTGGTTAAATACTACATATTCCGTTCCGTCCACAACCAGAGACAAGTGCGGAGTGAAGATAGGGACTTTAAGGAGGGTCTTTCTTTTTTGGTCTATTACTTCGCCGGTCTCTTTGTCTATCACTTTAATAGTAGCTTTTACTGGAACGTCTATAGATTTTTTCTTCAGTACTGCTTCTTTTACTTCTTCAGGGGAGACGCTGTCCGGGAGTTTGTAGCTTACATCTTCCAGTCTAATTTCGTATTTCCCTGCGTCAATCGGGAACATTTCTTTTAGGGCTGCTTCTATTTCCTGCATTAAATGCTCGTTTAACTTGTCGGGGGTTGCGAGTGTCGGCCTCATCACACAGAATTGTGAAATCACAATTCTTCTTGATGATTGATAGTATCAGGGTAAAGTTCAAGGACGAACAGGCTAAAGAGAAATACATACAGTTCTTAGACCGCCACTACAGAGAATACGAGGCTAAAAAGAAAAAACTTCAAATGATCCCTAACATAGCCCGTGCCATTCCAGTACTGGGGTTGATAGGTCTCGGAATTCACGGAATAAAGAAAGGCTGGATAGGAAGACACGCACAAGCATTCGTAGGGGCGGCAATTGCAACCGGCCCTATGACAGAAGTCTTCGGGTCTTTCGGACGTTCTCTTGTAACCAATAAACTTCAAGCGCTGGAAGACGAATACAAAAAGAAAGCCCTGAAAAAAGCCAGAGAACTGGGGGGCGAAGTAGAAATTCCTACCGGAGTAATCAAAGTAAAGTAACCAATCAATTTCAACACGCCTCCCCTACAGGCCAAGGTTTTATCAATTTCCTTTTCACTTCTTCTATTCTGGCCATTAATTTCATCTTTCTTCCGTCGTTTAGCAAGAACGTAGCGTGGTTTCCGTCATTCATTAGTCTCACTATTTTCTTCCATTTCCAGTCAGTCATATCAAATAAATACAATGGGGGTATTATGTCCAAATTTTTGCCCTCAATCCAGGTCCCGCAATATTGTACCGCTATTATTCTACCGCCCATCAATCTTATCGTGGTATCTTCTACCATAGGTATTACCCTGACTAGTCCGCCTGTATTCCTGTCAATCACGAGAAGGTCGGGACGTATGGATATGTTGTGAACCAGACGTGCCCTCAGTCCACTTCTTGTCTCGCGTATGTGAACAACGTCGTTACTGTTGCCTATTTTACTGACGTCTATAAAAATTTCTCCTTGTAGGACTAAAACGTTTCCATATCTCTCGGTTTCTATTTCAGGTAGGAACACTTGCACTTTAGCGATGAAAGGGATTTCAACGTACGTGTCGGGAGGAAAGTAAATAGAAAGACCAGTCGGATCAAGCGGTATTATTCTGTCTACACTGAGGTCGTTATACCTAATTCCATACTGATCTATAAAAATATTCCCGCGTTGAGTCTGAATTGTAACTCTAAACATAATCACAGCCTCCCGCTGGTAACAAGGTACTTATAGCTGTACCAGGTGTTGCGTCTTATCCTCGCCACGCGATAGATCTTACCCGTAGGGCTTTCGATTTCAATCTCAAGGTAAAACGGCTTTCGTTTTGCTCTAATTGTGTATCCGTCTATCTCTACCTCAGTTGTTCCTCTCTTTTTGGCCGTCGTTCCATATAGAGTAAGTAGTTTTACTACTCCCCTCAAACCCCGTATATCAAGACCTGTTTTCTCCAAAACGAGTTTTCTTACGTGTTTAGGGATAGGATTTGTAAATCTGGCCTGTCTTCCGTCGAACACAAGGAAGGGATTTCTCTTTAGCATCTTTCTCTCCCTGCGGTCAGGAACAATTTACGGGCCATATGTTTACACGGTTTCTTTTCTTCTTTGTCTTGCGTTTAGGGCCGAGGTAAATGTTCTCTCCGTCTTCCGTCACAAGAACGAGCCTGCGACCTACATAAGCGCGGACAATCTTCTTCAGCTCGCCGTTGTGTGGGAAAAACCATTTTTTGTCTATAGGGTAGCGCGTTTTTAGTTCGTACTCAATAATGTCTCCCAAATGCGGGACTTTAAACCTTACCGCCCGCTCCCGTAGGTTGAAATTTACGTATTCCAGAATCGATATTACGGACATAGGTGTGACAAGAGTTGATTGAAGGAGGTCAAGATACATGTTAGGAGCGGAAAGTTCTGAGGTAATACACCAATCCAATTTTTCCCCTTCCATCGTGTTCAGGTTTATACCGATATTTTTTGTTACCAGTATGAGTTCTCCGTCTTGCTTGAAGAAACCAAAGTCCTGTGTCTGGAAGTTGAAGTCCTGCCCGTTGGTAACTTTGATGAATGTACCTGTAAATTCCTCTCCGTTTTGCAGTCTTATTCCCATATGGCCTTCTACAGGCTCGAAGTCGTTTGGATCAAAGGAGCCCGTTACTTCCTCCCATTCGTTGAGAGATACTACCCTCCCTTTCGTGAATACGAGACATTTTAGAGTGTCTTCCTGCACGTAGTAATACTCAATCTTCCACATAGCGGTTCAGTTATACCAAAATAGGCCAAGGTTTCACACGCGGTAGGTGCTCGGTCTTGCTTTTAACTACAGCAGTAGCGTAAGTTACGAGGAATTTGCCTCCATCTAAAATAAAGGTAAGCCTGCGTTGCCTTACTGTAATTCCTACTATCCTGCGCCAGTGTCCGTCGTGAAATGCAAGGTAGACAACGTCTTTTCTAATCAGCGGTCCGCTTAAAACTCCGATTGGAGTGGTCAAGTTATCTGTTTCTAACATATAGATATCTCCTTCTATCCTACGCAACAGATAACCACCATAGTCTATTTCCAAAATGCCGTGGTCATCAAGTACAAATTTCGTGGGAACTATTTCGTCTAGCATAGGATCTATGGTAAACTCCTTCTCACCCGCCGACCAAAAGAACTGTGTTCCGACATACTTCCCTTCCACTTGCTTCAGTTCAAATCTATTATTCAGAAACAATGTCTTACCTTCTACTGTAATTAATAGACCATCGTTTTCTGGTTTTGCGTAGCCTTCCATAGCGTAGCGTCCTTCGTTCGGTATATCAACAATTACTTCAGGTTCAAGGGAGAACCTGATGGAAGAATCAAGGAGAAGTTCGTTCGGTCTGTCTCCTCCCCTGAAATCCGTGAACACGATTAGGTCTTCACTTTCCAGGGAATAGAGCTCGCCGAAATCCTGATGAAAAGAAAGTCTGTGAGTGAGACTCATAAGGGTGATTTCTAGGATACAGTCTTCACTGGCCACGCTCTTACCCCCTTCTTCTTGTATACAGTAACAACAGTCGGTATCGATAGGAAATCGGAGGAAATAAGGTATAGCCTGCCGCTTCTTACTTCCGCGTGTTTTATCTGTCTCCACGCACCGCGGTAGAACACGTAAGCCTCTTTCGCCGTTTCCGTTGCCGGGCCGAATAGGGTTGTGTAGGACCCTACTTTCACTATTTTTCCGTCTTTTACTTCTACCGAATGATAGCTATCGTCCCTGGAGAACAAGTCCATAACCTTAGCGTAGAGTTGAGATTCTATTTCAGCATAAATCTCTCCGCCGAGTCTGATTTCAAGGCCTTTGTCTTCTATACGAAATTCGTTCCTTCCGTCGCAGTGGATAACCATTCCATCTACGATTAGCCTGTTTTCTTTGACCATGACGTACGCTGTGTATTCCATAAATTCTTCCAGAAACGGGGCGTCTACTTCTATCAGTGTCTTCTTCGTAGGGAGTTGCAGCACAGTGTGAGAATTTCCTTTCCCTCTCAAACTCAGCGTTGTTCCGGTCCAGTCAAAGGCATCGAACGCCTCGAATCTTTCCCTACCAACGAAAATCATATCGTCAGATATTTCCAACCATCTTTCGTCAGGCAGTTTGATTGCAATATACACAGCCTACCTCCTTACGGGCCAATTTAATAGGCGCCTTGACACGGCGGTAGGAATCAGGGCGCCGTTAGTAGTTTTCAAATAAATTCTGTGGTTCTTCTTCACAGCGCAGTCTATTTTACACCACCCTCCATTGTAGAAAACATACGCCTCTCTCGTCCATCCGGTAGCGGGACCTATCAAAACCACTCTGTCTTTCTTTCTACCATTGATGTACAAAACGTTATCCCTGATTTCTATATTTCTGATACGATTTTTCACCCCGACTATAAGGCCATCCTCAATCTCCAGCCCCAAGACGGAGCGTCTGTCAAGTAGATTTCCAACCTCTATATGAAACGGACGAGTCTCACCTTCGGCGTATAGAATAGGCTGTAGGGTTACATCCATAACCTGCACTACTTCAAACTTACGCGGAGCAGTGCAACGAATTGAAAACCCGTTCAGTAATATCCTATTTTCTCTGACCAAAATAGGCGTCTGAAACGGACTGTACAGGCTAGGGGAAAACACGGTGACATTCCCACCTGGAGGAAGAAGTAGCCTGAGGCTGTCATTGTCATTACTCAGTAGTAGATTCCCGTTTTCATCCGCCTCAAAACGGTCGTAAATTTCTACTAGATTGGGAGAAATAAATCGTACTTCGTATTCTACTACCTCGATGTGACCTAAACCCGGAATGGAAACAACCATAGGGAAGAAAACATCAGCCACAAATTCGGGCAGCATACACGCCTCCCTCAAGGTACGGTAACATTGTACCTACTCTCTACAAAATACAGTTTTCCGTTTTTCCAGACGGCTCTTTCTACCTCACGCCACAGCCCGTTATAGAACACAAACGTTCTCGCAGGAGTGGAGTGCACGGCGCACGGTCCGAGCAACTTGCAGCCCAAAAGGTAAAGCCTTCCATCCAGATAAAACTCTCCGCCATCGCTGGTAAGAATGTATTCGGCGTTGTCACATTTGAATCCCTCTATCTTTCCGTCCTCTGTCAGGCTGAAAGAAATGTCGTTGCAGTTAGGATTGAACACGTCCAGTTCGAATACCGTGTCCCATCCATCCGGACTCAAGACGAACAACTTATTTCCTATCAGAATATCCTCAGACTTTGAAACGGAACTGAAAGAGTTGTCTACGTAGTATGTCAGATTGTTGATGTTGAAAAATAGTTTGCCTTCCATTGCAGCCAAAATCGGGTCTACCTCGGTTTTTCTGCCCATAGTAGTAAGATACACCATATCCACCCTATTTGGATCTACATCTACAAGGAGGTTGTATTTCGGAAGCAGCAGGATAGTCTTGGAGATAGTATCAGGAGTCTCAAACGTGTCGCTGTACACGGTATATTTACCAAATTTAAACCACAGACCGTCGTTTTTCACTACAAGGTTGGAGCCGTCTTTAAACTTAACTTCCAGCACGAAATCCATATCAGCTACCTCAAGGAACAATTTACAGGCCAAGGTTTTGTTTTGACCGTCCTTCTCATAGCCTCCAGTTCGGTCTCTACCAGGCCGAGTTCGGTATCGAGGAATAGTACCCCATTTTTGTCTATAGCTCTGTTTACGCCTGTCCATTCACCGTCGTAATATATGATTGCCCTCCTTGTTCCCTCAGCTGCAGGACCGACTATTTCCGCAGGTCCTTGGATTTTCCGGTTAACAAACAGATGGTTGTCTTTGACATAGACTACCCGACCCCGAGCGTTTATTAGTGTAAGTTCAAATATCTTCCCTTCCGAATTTATTCCTACTTTTACTTGCTTGACATCTATAGGGTGAAACACGTCTACATTTGCCAGCATATAATAAGCGGAATCTATTGGGTCTCTGATTCTCAGGGTATTTCCGATAGTTAGATCATTCAGCTCAATGTCCCCTTCGACTTCAAACGACAAAGTAGCGTGGTTGAAATATACTCTTACCGCATAGTTTGGACTAATAAGGATGTATATAGCGTCATCTACTGCAACTACGCAGTTAGGAGAGAACTCCCAGAAAAGCGCGTCTTCGTTAGGAGTACTGTATATACCTTCAATTTCTTCAGGGCGGGGTAAAGTCAGTACGGTACCGTCCTCGAACTCTACCGCACGGTAACTTCTACTCCACTGTCTGAACGGAAGTGCCGGGTAAAAGTGTTTAGGGTCTCCGAACCTATCCGCGTAGACTATCATATTTCTACCGATGAAGATAGAATCTCCGTTTTTCAGTTCAATTTCAATCATATTCAACCTCCTCGCGTATACGAATAGAAGTCAAATCCCGTGAGAGTATCAAAACTTCTTTTATCATTGCCGGCCTCCAAAATTTGTCGGTATCAATTTGCTACGGGCCAAGGTACAACAGCGTAATTTTTCCTTGCCAGTTCAACCCGAAGTTCTGTAGGAATAAGACCACTCAGATCTGTTACAAGGTGAATTAGATTGTCTTTTACTGTTAGTCCTCGTATCTTCAGAAACCCTAAATCCCTACGGTATACAAAGGATTCCGTCGTGGAACCAGGGCCGCGCAGTGAGAATTTCTCGCTGGGAGCTACTATTCTTCTCCCATCTAAAATTACTTCCATTTCCAGGATTCGTCCACGCCTTGTATTCAGCCTTACAATCTCCAAATCCTCACGCCTGTAGAAGAGCGGCAGTCTAAAATAATCATCGCTCGAACGGCTTTCAATCAGTATTTCATTTCCCACATATATGTGCCGACATTCCTCCAATTTTAGGGTTCCAGATATACCATCGCGATATGCACGGTAGATATTGGTATTCACTTTAATTAGAATGTATCTTTCATGGACGAATATCATACAAATTCTTCCACTTCGTTCAGTTCCGTCTTCCAGGTTCAAGGTTATTCTATAGATAGACGTCGGATCGGGCAGCTCGAATATAGCCTGTGTATCCGCAAAAAATACAATACTATAACCGATGGGCGCAAACACTGAACCGAGGTAGACGCTTCCATTATATATTCCGTCCGGACGTATGGAAAGACTGGTACTTCCGTGGTACACAGTCACTTCAAAACCCATCTCATTCCTCCTAACCACAAACGGGCCAATATTTTACAGTTACATCTCTATACGCTATCCACGTTGGAATCAACTCTCCACCCATAGTTTCAAGGAACAGTCTGTTTTCTAATACACGCAGGTTTCTTATCGGTCTGTAAATACCGTTTGTGTATACAAACGCCCTCCAATCAATTCCCGGACCGCGCTTGAAGTAGAGTGTAGTTTTTCTTCCCTTGTACCTCGCTGTGATGGATTTGATCGCTCCGTTAGGTCTGTGGATTTTCAGCACAGTCATACCGGGAACCGGAGTGAATAGCGGAATAGGCATTCTATTTGTTAATATTTCATTCCCAACGTACACCTCGAAGCTGCGCTCGAGGAGGATTTTCCTGTTTCCATAATAGGAGTAGTATATATGGTATGTTTCATCTCCTACTCTTGCCAGTATTCCTCTATACGCCACTAGCATAGCAGAGGAGAAAGTTTCACCGTTTAGCTTTACAGAGAGTATTTCCTCGGGATGAGGCAGACTAACGCGTTCGTAGGTATCAAGGAAGAACAAGTCTACGAAATTACGGCCCTCGCCTATCTGCCTTCCGACAAATTTTCCATCCAGGTACACTCCATCACTGTCAACACGTAGTGTATGAAACTTATCCTCCCTAATATACTCCACGGAAAAGTCAAACATGTGATTACCTCACAGAAAGGGAAACAATGTCTACTCAAACAGCGGTAAACTCTATCCTCGGAGCATATACGAATTTCGAGAACTCGAAGTCGTCGTAGAGTTTCAGGACGTAGTATCCGTTTACCTTGTAGATGTACACATCGTAGTAAGTGAGCTGGGCGTATTTTCCTTCCAGCATACTAGGAATACTAACAGTCCTCCTTAGCTCGTTGACATATACCGTATCTGTGGCAATGAATGACTTGAAGGGACAGTGGCTGGGAATTTCCTCAGGAATGGTAATCCTTCTGAGCGTATCCTTGTGGGTTACTATATTTGCATACACACTGTAATCGGAGAATTTGACCCCGTCTTTGAGGATTATTCTGTCCGCCAATATTTCGCCGTTTCCGTTCAAGACCCTGACGTAAGGAAATTCTATAACCTCAAACTTCAAGTCCATCTTTAGGCCTCCTCTCGGCGGTAACAATGTGACAATGGCTATATCCAATAAGTTATACCAAAATTCCAATCGTGAAACCGCACGAGTATGCCTACAACACAGTTCTACTGAAAGGAAAACGCCTTGACTTCAAGACATTCTGTATGCATAAAGAAACCTACGATGCCCTGAAAGAAAGAACGATTCTCCTAAAATGTTCCAGGCAGGTAGGAAAATCCGTCCTGGAAGCCGTGGCTTTGAAAATCCTAGCGGAGCTAATTCCGTATTTTAATTCCTTGCACGTTTCACCACGCCAACAACAAAGGTCAAGATTCGTGAAGGACAAGTTGAACCCAGTTTTGCTGGACTCGCCCATATCAAGAAACCTTCTTGTAGCCAATAACGAGGAGTACAAGGAATTTAGAAATGGGTCCAAAATCTTTCTCTCCTACGCTCAGGATGACCCTGACAGAATAAGAGGTATTTCTGCAGACGCCGTGATGTACGACGAGGTTCAAGACATAATATACGACGTCATTCCTGTAATAAATGAATGTTTGGCTGAATCTCCATATGCTAAGAAAATATACGCAGGAACTCCCAAATCTACAGACAATACGATAGAATACCTGTGGCAGCAGTCAAAACAACTCGAATGGTCGGTAAAATGTGAAGCCTGCGGCAAGACCAATGTCCCGTTGGAAGGGGAGTTTATGGAGAAAATGATAGGGAAAAACGGTCCGATATGCGGATACTGCGGAAAACCCATAGACCCCTGGCAAGGGTTTTGGCTGGAAACTAATCCAAACGGAAGATACAAGGGGTTCCACATTCCGAGATTAATGATCAAATCTGTAGATGAAAACAAGAGAAAACTGCAGTGGGAAGAATTGCTCTACAAGTACGAGACCTATCCTAAGGACAAGTTTTACAACGAAGTCTTAGGTGTCTCCGTCCCAGTGGGAGCAATGCCTATCAGCCGTGCCGAATTGGACGCCGTGATGGAAGACTACGACCCGGTACCAACCGCCAGGCCTCAATACGGAATTGAAAGGCTGTTTATGGGGATCGACTGGGGTATAACCGCCACCAACTCCTTTACGGTTGTTACCATAGCCGGTATGGATAGAAACGGGAAGTTTAGAGTTGTATTTGCTAAAAAATATACCAGCACAAATATCCTTTCCTACATAGATGAGATAATAGAGCTATTCCACAAATTCGGTGTTGCCCTGGTAGGTGCGGACTTCGGCGCCGGGGCTACTAACAATCAGATCCTGAAACAACGGCTGGGAGAGGAGAGAGTAATAGAGTTCTTCTACACGGCCCAAAAAGAGCAGGTCCGAGTTAGCAAGGGGAAGTTCTTACTCGACCGCACGATGGCTATAGATGAAATTCTCGTTCTGATCAAGAAAAAACTCATTGCCTTTCCGTCCAGAATACGGGAGGTGGTGTATGATTTCCTTTCCTTACGCGAAGAGATGACCAAATCGGGCAGAAAAATATACAACCACAACCCGACAGAACCTGACGATTTCGTCCACTCTCTTGTATTTGCATACCAGGCCTATAAGTTAGATTCCACGTTCTCCAGACCTATGCTATTGGATATATGATATATATCATAATTTATCCAAGTTAGCACCTACTAACTTTCAGCCCAAACCCTTGTATTTCAACGGAAAGCCCTAAATTGGGGCCTGAAATGTAAGTGAGTACTTATTTAATCTCAAAATCACGGACATTTTGAGATTGGCCTCTAGACTTACAGCCCCAAAGCGTAGAAAAATCTAACAATAACAGACTCAACCCCCTTGATCCCTCTCAGGCCACAACATAGATCATAATTTTTACTGCCTGAAAATCAAGGCCTTGAGGCATCTCGGACTGTGTCCTGAGAGGGATCAATCCGGACCGAAAACCATAAATAAAAATTTCGAAAATTTTTTTGCTTCCACTTCAGGACCCTGTATTAAGGTCTCATTTTCAGGAAGCGAAAATTGATCCCTCTGAGGGATCAAACCAGGTCTCCGCCTTGTGCCCCAACGAGTTGGTCCTGATCCCTCCCGGGCCACCCGGTATTGGAAAATACCGAGGCTGACACTGTGCCCTGAGAGGGGTCAGCCCGAAAGCCTTGAACCGCACGGGTTGGCGCAGATTGATCCCTCAGAGGGATCAATTTTCGTTCCCTGAAAATAGGACCTTAATACCGGGGCCTGAAGTGTGAGCAAAAAAATTTTCGAAATTTTTATTTATGGTTTTCGGTCCGGATTGATCCCTCTCAGGACACAGTCCGAGATGCCTCAAGGCCTTGATTTTCAGGCAGTATAAATTATGATTTATGTTGTGGCCTGAGAGGGATCAAGGGGGTTGAGTCTGTTATTGTTAGATTTTTCTACGCCTTGGGGCTGTAAGTCTAGAGGCCAATCTCAAAATGTCCGTGATTTTGAGATTAAATAAGTACTCACTTACATTTCAGGCCCCAATTTCGGACTATCCATTGAAATACAAGGGTTTGGGCTAAAAGTTAGTGGGTACTAACTTGGATAAATTATGATATATATCATATATACACAATTCAATATGATGAAAACCGCCCTGCAGGTATATTTGGAGCACGAATACGGATTTAACCTGGACGACCCTCGTAATTTAAAACAGGAGCTGCTCAAGCTGTGGCAGAAGGACCCGCAAAAGTTTGCCGACCTCATAACGGAGCTAAAGCGATTAGGAGACAGGATAGCCACGGAAAAAGGATTTACTATACGGTATAGAGATATAAAACCCATCTCCGACCTAAAACCTAAACGCGAGCTTTCCGTAGAAGAAGCTATAAAACTACAAAACGAACTTCCCAAAAAATTAGTAGATAGGCTGCTGAAAGAAGGGAATTCAATTGGATTTATGATAGCCTCAAAAGCCCGTGGTAAACCAAATCAGGCTATGCAAATGCTGGTATCTCCTATTCTGTTTTCAGACGCGAGGAATAAACCGTTCCCATTTACTATAAAACGGGCCTTCTCCGAGGGCTTACGCCCCGAAGAGTATTTCGCTTCATCGGTAGGTGCCCGTAAGGGAATAGTTTCTACCCAGCTTGCAACGTCAGAACCCGGAGCCCTATCAAAAGAGCTCCTTGCTAATGTTGCCCATCTTACGGTAACCGAAGTAGACTGTGGTACAACAAAAGGCCTTAAATTCCCCGTAGATTCGGATTTCGTCCTGGATAGGTATCTTGCTCACGACCACGGAAAGTACAAGAGAAATACCCTGGTAACCCCGGAAATCAGGGACTCTATGAAAAAGGACGGAATAAAAGAAGTTGAAGTCAGAACACCTCTGACTTGTCAGGCTAAAGACGGAGTGTGTTCCTACTGTCTCGGCCCTGTAGGTGATAGAAAGCTGCCCGAGGTAGGTTTCAACGCGGGAGTTGTTTTAGGACAGACTATAACAGAACCCCTTACTCAGTTTGTCCTGTCCTTCAAGCATACAGGTGGTCTTGCAAACGTATCCCGTGGTGGAGCATTCGAGCAGGTGAGAAGACTATTTCATATGCCGAAAAACTTCGCGGGAAAGGCAGTCCTCGCGGAAGTGAGCGGAAAAGTAGAGAAAATAGAAAAGTCCCCTCTCGGTGGTTGGTATGTGTATATCAAAGGAAAACGTCATTACATTCCCTCTTCCTCTAAACCTACCGTACAGGTTGGAGATACTGTGGAAAAGGGAGACATAATCAGCGAGGGAATCGCAAGCCCGCAAGAAATAGCTAAAAAGAAAGGACTGTTTGAGGCAAGACAATACATAGCACAGGCATTACATAACATCTACAAGGCCCAAGGTATAGATATCCATCCCAAGGCCTTCGAGACCGTTGCCCGTGCCCTTACGAAATACGTCCGAGTTGTCGACCCAGGTTCTACCGACCTGGTAAAAGGAGAAGTTTTTGACGTGGACGGACTGAGGAAAATACTGGGAGATAAGATAAAATCCGTTCCCAGGCGCCAGGCGAAGGGAAAAGTCCTTGCTCGGGACTATGGTAAATACCCTGTAGGAACTGTTGTAACCAAAGATATGCTGAAAGATCTACCTCAGACTGTAGAAGTAATAGACGCTGACGTAAAGCTGGAGCCTGAAATACCGCCATTGCAAAAAGCCCACCTTTACACTTCCGATTGGTTGGTAGGAATGTCAAGGTCAGAATTAAAACGTGTCCTCCTTGAAGGCGCCTGGTATGGAAAGACTTCCAAGTTCAAATGGTACCACCCCATTCCGAGGTGGATTATGGGCACCTTCCAAGAAGGCTGAGCATTTTGGCTTTTTGTGCTTCCAGTTCAAGGAATCTTCTTTTCGTTTCTTCCGATAGTGGCACGGTCTTGACTATACCTATGAGCTTCGGCTTTCCTGCGAGGAATAGAAGGAATTTTTCTTTTAGCTTGCTCCAATCTAGACCGTCTATTATGAACTCATCTCCCTGTAGCTTGAGATAGGAATTGTCATACACGTCCGTTATTAGGATGTCTCCGTCCGTTGCGAACTGTGTAAACGGAGACAAGACTTGAGCTTCTCCCGTTGGGGCTATAAGTACGGCTACTTCAAGGTCAGGGATAAGAACAATGTCGCCGATTTCGGGCTCTGCTTCCAGGGGCGGTATTCTTTTTAGCTGACATACCGTGTACAGAGACCTTTTTGTCTTGTCTTTCAGCCAGCTACACTTTTCGTAGTCTTCAAGCATTATTTCTTCCAGCATTCTACCCTCCTGTAATCAAAATTAGTAACAAGATGGAAGACGGCTACAACCTTTTTGTTGCATCTACGGACATATCTAATTCAGACCTGCTGTATATGCTGGTATCCTCTTTTATGCAGGACTTCGGGTTATCGTGGGCGATTGAAAGACACGTGGCGTATGGAAACGGGATAATTCTCGTGTACAGGATATCCGAAGACAAGGCGTCTGTTTGGATTTTGTGGGAAGACGAAGAAGACAGAGATGAACTGTTGATATCTATGAAAAACGCCTTTTCTCTTGTTCCGAATTTCTGCATACGTGTCACTTCCGACGGATTATACCACAATTTAGATTGAGATGAAGAGGCTGGTACTGTTTCTTCTTACCAAGATTGACGTGAAGGAAGTTTTGGCTTACGTTCTTGAATGGTTGATAGGAATTTCAAGGGATAAGATTTACGAGCTGTTGGATAGGGCTTTTGACTACGCCCTTGAGGCTGATAGGAAGTACGGACATGGTAGAGGAAGGGAAAAACTGGAGTATGTCAAAAGCAAGCTAAAAGAGATTTACCCTGATGTTGCCGAGTACATTCTCAATCTTATAATCGAAATAGCTGTAACCTATCTAAAGAAAAGCGTCAGGAAGTAGAAACAAGGAATTCTTCTATCAGGGCTTCTTCAATATCTTTGGCCTTGGTTTTCATGCGCTCTATTTTCTTTTGGTCTATTTCAACGAATCCATTAGTTCTAATGTAGGCTACAATTCTGGCTACCTCTTCTACGAACTCTTCTGCCAGCTCTTGGTCTTCTAACAGTACGGCTGGCGGTTCTCTCCATTCAAATCCTCCGTGCCTGCCGTGTTTTAGCCTGTATTCCCGCGGTAATCCGTATCCCTGCGTCGTCCTGATTTTCTGGGACTCTAAATTTTCGTACACGGGGCTGAGGCATTTGTGCAATGCAGACACGTATGCATACGCTTTCCTTTCAGGTATTTGTTCGTCTTCACTTATGTGTATGTGAAAACCTACCGGTAGATAATCTTCTTCATCCCACCCGTCCCGTAGTATTGTGCCGTGAAAGGATAGATGAGTGATTATTATGTGCGGCTCCGGAGGGATTTTCGCGACCAGCTTGTATATTCTAGGTATAAGGTTTTTGGCGTTCATAAGGCTAACTGGTTTGGGTCTTACTTCTAACAGAACCGGCCATCCGTCCGTTCCTATTTTTCCTTCTTCTGTATGGATGGTATCGCCTATAATCAACTCTCCACTTACGACTACATTTTCAATTACATCTACAGCAACGCATTCTGGGTCTGCTCCTATTTTGCCGTTCCAATCGGGGGGATTTTCCGGTAAAAGGTCAAGATGGACCATCAGAGCGTGCATATAAGCTATTGGTATGTTAGCAGGCCACAGGACGAATTTAGGATCTTCTATTCTGATTCCGCCTATCGGTTGTCCGTATAAGGTGAAGACTACGTTCATCCTTTTAATCCTGTTTTTGTTCAGCTGTATGTCAACTGGATTGGGCGGATTGATTAGAAGGTCGTCCAAGGATACTGTGTAGGAATTTATCGCAGGTTTAGTTTTGAGGGGAACTCGCCTACAAATTCTGTACCCTCTCTCTGATATTTTTTCCAGTATGGTTTCTTTAGACACAAAGGCGTATTTCGTATCTACATACAACATAAGCAGACCTCCTAGGCGGGAACAAGCTCAAGTTCCATTTTGGCGAAATTTTCTATCTCTTCGGCTTTTCTACGCAGTCTTTTTATTTCGTTTTCGTTCATTATCGTGAAGCCGTTCGCTCTGGTATACGCGACTACGAACGCTGCGAGTCTCAGGTATTCTTTTGCGAGTTTTGCGGACTCCAGGATTACCGCGGGGGTTTCTCTCCATTCAAATCCACCGTGTATTTCCCACTGCATTCTGTAGTCTACAGGAATTCCATAGTCACGGGACTCTCTCACTAGCTGTGATTTCAGGTTGTTGAATATGGGGCGCAGGGTAGAGCATAGTGCTTCTGCCAGTGCTGAGGCTTCTTGTTCTGGCATATCTCTGTCGTCTTCGTATGGCTGGAAGTGGATGTGGAATCCTACAGGGACGTCATCAATTCTCGGCTCTTCACTGTCATCTTCTATTTCCATTTCTTCCAGTGAGAGGAAGGTTAGCGTTTCTGTTGGAACAGCGTCCGCCAGTCTATACAGCCTTTCCACGAGTTCATCTGTCTCGGTAATGTGCACAGGACGGGGTCTTAATTCTATCAGTACGTTCCACCCGTCCAGACCTACTTCTCCGTCGGGAGTTTCGATATGGTCGTCGATCACGAGCGTTCCGTGTATTGCCCTTCTCTTTATCGGGCTATAAGCCAGGCATTCTACATCTGCTCCTATTGTCCCTTCCCATTTTGGTGGTCTTTCGGGTAGGACTCCGAGATGAACCATTATTGCCCGCAGTGTTGCTATCGGGGCGTCGGTGGGCCAGAGGACGAATTTCGGTTCTTCTGTTCTTATTCCGCCTATTGGTCTCCCGCCGAGCGTGAGGACGATGTTAAATCTTCTTACCCTGTTGGGAGTGAGAGAGAATTTAGTCCTCGGGAGGTATTCTTCGTCGGCGATGATGTCGTTCAGTTCTACGTACCGGATTTCGTTGGCAGGGGGAGCTTTTTTAGGGATTTTCCTGAAAATCTCGTACCCGGCGTCCTTGATGTCTGATATAATTTCGTCCTTGCTAAGTAGGCTATATTGGGTGTCTACAAAGTAAATCCTCTGCATCTACAACCCTCCCAATTTGGGGTAACAATTTACTACTCAATTTTATACCAAAAATTGCAACCGCAATTTTTCTCAGTTCTTTGATTGCGGGTCTGACTTTCTTGGGAACAGTTCGCAGATCAACGTCTTTCCTGCGCAGCAGGGCTACCGCTTTAGTTTTACCACCGCGAGGGCCTTTTTTGTCCGTGATGCAGATTAAAAGTTTCCTACCAGGTTTGCCCTTTACGGGAATTACCCTATACGTTTTGCAGTCCGACTCGTCATCCGTCAGGGCTTCCCTTACATACTCACCGTGAGGATAGTAGTAAATTTCACCTTTCTTGTGCTTGTGTTTTGGCATCCTTACACCCCACTATTTTTATACGTAATGTATGCTATCAAGAAGGCATCCGCTTCGTGTTCAGTTTTAAGATCGAGGTTGAACTCACTCCGAACGAAATCTCTCGCCTTGAATTTCCTTTTTATTTTACCCTGTCGGCTGTATTTTATCGGGAAGCTACCGTATTCCGAAAGCAACTGTTTTTGCCAGTCAATGGCTCTGTACATTTTGACCTTGCTCCGAAAGGCGTATTCCAACCAACCGATAAAGCGGTTTATCATTTCGAGGTCAACCGGAGCCCCGTAGTTCACGTACCTCTCTATTCCTACCAAGTCAGGATTTAGGTCTACAAGGGAATCTACCAGCTCGAAGCACGCAGGTCTTACAAAACTTTCCTTGTACTTGCCGTCTTCCAGTATGGCAACTCCGGTGTTTTTCAGACCCGGGTCTATCCCGATTACCAGCACCAACTAAAATTATAGACGATGAAACTAATCAGAATTCCCTACAAAGACGCTTCCGTAAAAAACGAGCCTGTAAAGACCTCCAGTACTCCCGACAGCCCTGAGAAATTCAGAGTAGGAGCGCAAGTAGACTCCATTCGGGACTGGTTCCTTAAATTCACTAATGAGAATATCCCAAAAACTGAGTCCTTGACAGGAATTACCTTGCAGGAAACAGGCGGGCGGTATATCGGAATGACCAAGGTGAGGTCAGTCGCCGGGGTAAAGTCTACGGCAGCGGGTCTGATGCAGTGTACAAGGACGTTCATCAAGGACTTGCTCTCCAATTCTTACTCGCGCAATATAATCCGTGATTTGCTGGCGTATGTTTTGGACAAGAAGAAGTCTGAGGTTGAAACCCTCCTTACGGTTGATTGGCTGCACACCGCACAGCAAAATCCGCAGCTCTCCGCCGTTGGTTTAATTTTAGGATACGCAGGATTCGAGCTCAATATGCAAAGATTCGGAATGTATCCGATTATAGGAATAATGGCGCACATCAGCCCCAAGGCTGCCTCCAGATTGAGCGGAATGATAGACGAAATCAGTCGTTGTGAGGATTTTAAGGAAGTCGGCCGTGTAATGAACAGATACGACCTGCACTACCCTGACAGAATCTTCAAGTACCATATCACTCCTGTAGACTACACATTGCAGGTTATGAGGAAAATTACCGGATTGGGATACACCGAAAGGCAGGTAATTGAACTTGTCACTACGAGTGTTCCGGGGTATTCTCCGCCGGACTTTACCTCGGATGATAGACTTACAGCTCCCGAACACAACGTCTACGATTACAGACCTTCTCTTGATCCTGATAAATACGACCTCCTTAAATCCCTGGAGAAAAAACTCGAGGACCGCAGGATAAAAGGAGGATTCTCCCACGGTATTCTTACTCTCCCTGACAAACTGGATGATACTGCGGACAGGAAAGACGATTACTCCGAGTCGGTAGCCAGAACAACTAAAGAGCTGAACGACGCTTTCAGCAGGACGTCCCTCCTTCTCTACCTGAAAAAACGCAGCGTGTTCCGTGCGGGTAAAACCAAAGCCGAGAGCGACAGGGAAAACCTGGATAGGTACAAGGAGTTCTTTATGGAGGTTCCGTAGGAAGATGTACGTGGTTTAGTATCATACTGAAATTTTCCAATATCAGCGGCTGCCCGGTAGAAGCCGAAAGACTGAAGCTTTCAGGTATTCCGCTGAATACCCTTACCGTCTTGATATCAGGGCTTATTCCGCCCGGACCATCCGAGAAGAGCAGGCCTAAAACCGGAACCATATTGACTATATTTTGTTTTATCCTGTCTATTGCTCTGTCAATCATAGCACCGAGCGGATTGTCCAGTGACTGTTGTATCTCTTCCATTGCGTCTTTTGCAGCCTCTGCTTCCGAGTAGTCTTCGTTCATAAGGATAGTTATTTCCGAATAGTAAATCTTGTCTGTTCCCAGCGTGTCTGCGAACAGGTATTCAAGGGAGTAATCCGTTTCGTCGAATCCTACGGGAACCGTCACTATCCTTGACGCAAATAAAGTGCCTACGTAAGATCCGGTGTAGTAGAGCATTCTTTGGGGAATTTCAATGCCTTTTACCGGGAGGATATTCTTGTTTACCGATACCTGTAGGTTTTGGAGAAAGGCGAGTCCGAATATTGACTTGTCCCTTTCGGACCTGGGATGAACGGCGATGAATCCCACATTCTTGGTAATCGAGCCTAAAAAATCTATGAAGTCAATCGGGTTGAGTTTGTTTGACTGGTCTTCAAGAAAAGAACGAACAATATCAAGCGCCGCCGAGGCGGCAAAGTTGGCTACAAGAGCGATTGTTCCAAGACTAACCACTGAACGCTACTATCCTATGCGCCATTATTTGTATGTCTTCGTACATCACGGGCTGACCTTGGCCGGTTCCAGTGGACATAGATACTATTTTGCAGTTTTCTATATAAAGCCTGCCTATAGGCGAAGCGTTCAGTTCGGCGTACATTATAACTCCCATTCCGAACGGCCACTTGGAGGCCTTTCCGTGCAGACCGAAATCTATATCCTGGTCGGGAGCGTCGTTGAGGATTTCTGGAGCAGTTTCTGTTTTGACTTTCTTCAGGAACGAGCTTACCCCTGCTATTAGTCTTGAAATTCCTACGTTTACCATAGTGGTGGTATCGGATGCAAATCCCAACATATCACTACCGATTTCCTGTATGGGGTATCTTCCTCTTTGCACGCCGAAGTAAATCTGTCTCGCCATTCCTACAGGCTTTAGTTCACCTGCCAGGTTTTGAAGAAGATTCATTACTTCTGCCAAAGTTCCGCTTACGGCGGTATTGATAGCGAATAAGGCTTTTCCTACGGGAGAAAGGAGTCTTGCTCTTACAGGGCCTATTGTTATTAAGGTGTATTCCGCCCTTGCGGCTATCTGGTCTACGTAGTCTAAATCAACTTCTACCCAGTAGTCTCCTGCATATTGAAGTGGATTTGCCATTTAATTACCCCCTAAACAACAAGTCTCAAGGTTATCCAGTTGAGCGGCATAGGTATCTTTACTTTCATTACTATCTCCAGGTGTGTTTCCGTAAGTTTCTTCACTTCCTCTATCTGGTAGTCTACAAGCGGTGCTCCGAGCATAGGAAGTTTCATACCTTTCAATACCTCGGACGTGGCTTTCAGTGATCCCTTGATAGCCTCGATAGTTTCGTCAATCAAGTTGGTCTTACCGATGAAAGGTCTCAGTGTTTCTTCGTATACTTTAGACAGATAATCTACCGTCCTTACTGCTGATATCTCCCTGGTAAAGTCCGACAGCTCGTCCGTGGTTATCTGGTGTCTGATATAAATAGGTCCTGTGATTGTGTCCTGTGTCAGGATTAAGTACCCTGCTCCCGCCAACTCGTCGAGGTCAGACTCGTCAAACAATGTTCCGTTGGTCATGGGAGCAGCACCGAATCCGCCTATTTGCATAAACGTAATTGGCTGTTGTACGGGAATACTTGAAAGCAGTCCTGCAAGTGCAGCGGCTGCAAAGTAGCCAGGTATGTAAGACCCGTCTTCGTCCTCCATATAAGGAGGCAGTATTTCAACGTAGCGCTTGGAGCTGATGTTTTTGATGGAATCTATCAAGTATTTCTTTATGTCGTATTTAGTCTCAAGTTTTATTACAATCTTGTAGTTTACTCCCGTAGCATCTGGAGGATTTCCTGCAAGAGAAGCCTGCAGTTCCAGCTTTTGGTTTGAAATTACGGAGTGCACCTTGTAGTATTCTCCGTTTATAACAGCGTAGGTTGAAAGTTGCGGATCTACTTCCCCTAAAAACCTTGCGTCAGGGTCGTATAGTATACCGTTTTGAACGTCTCCTGTTCCTTCAAATATAACGTACTCGTCCATGTACTTGGCTGCACATATAGCTATACGCCATTTCTTTATTTCGGGGACGGAAAGAGATTCCACGTGGGATTCCATAAGACCCTTGATTGCTGGGTCGTCGGAAAGAGGAACTATAAAGTACACATCCTCGGCGGCAAGTCTTTGAAGGGCATCTCCGTATCCGTTAGAGTCATTGCTGGATATAGGGCAGGCGTAAATCTTCACGCTCGAGTTTGCTAAAGCTTTTGCTACAGCATAGGCTAAGGGATTGTCTTTTCTTATCAGGCCAAACGCAGCTTCTACCTGGTCGGTGTTATCAAATTCGAACACGTGGTTTGCGATGTCTGCTCTGATAGCCTTGTAGGTTACGAAGACCTGTCCCTCTTTTACATTGGTGGTAGTTACGGTCAATTTTCCCGTTTCATTGTCCACGGAAATCTCGGCGGAAGGCACTTCGTAATTTACTATGTCGTATACTACAAGGTCTCCGGTTGTGGAAGGAACTGTATCCGTGAAGTATATTCTGGTAGGCTCTACCTTTAGGACAGAAGTCCTTACGCTGCCAATTTCAACTACCATTCCCTCTTTTATTCCTGTAGTTGTGAAGTCCGCTGTAGTATCCTCGTAATATTCGCCCGATACAGTCACGTTCGTTATGCTAAGAACCGGGCTGAGAGCATTCTTGATTGTTACTTTTATTTCTTCTACTCTCGTTCCGGGTATCCATTCAGGTAGGTCCAAAGGAGTTCCGCTTACGAAATCTCCAGCGTACTTGTCTTCTACTATGTTGTAAGCAGGACCTACTATGCAAGCCTTCTGGTCGGGTATGTTAAGAACCGGAGACGGAGTCCTTATTTCCTGCGATATAAGAACCGTTGGTTTTACGTAGCCCATCTCACGATAAAATTATGGCTACAGGATTTTGTATTTGAGAATGAGCTCGTTGTCCGGCTCTCTGAGGATTTTTACTACTATAGATTCCAGTTTCTTGCCTGCGGAAACGGCGTGTGCCCAGGAATGTTCAAGCTGTACTCCGAACTGAACGAAATTCTTCCATATCTTTCCGCCCGTGTTGTCAACTATTTCGGGTGCAGAAACGGTTGGGTTTGTAATTGAATGCAGCTTGAACTCCCGAATAATGTAAGGTTTAGTCGCGAGGACCAAGTTGGCAACCGCGTCCGATAGAATTTCGTTGCTCGCGTAGCTACTCGTAATTATTTCTATTACTATTGCAGTTGAATACATAACGTGGTGATACTTGGTTTGCGGATTCTGCCTTACCGTAAAATTCTTCAGGTTGTCCATATCTATCTGTTCCATAATAAGGTCTGTCCTCGTAACATAGAACCCGGGGACTTTTATCTTGTCGTTTATATCCCCCAGTTTGCCAAGGCTAACCTGAAAGTTACCGGGCTGGAGGTCAGGATTGTCAGGGAAGACTTTTGGGAGAACTTCTTCTATCAGAGCTGCGTATACGGTTTGAAGTCTGGCTACCTTTTTCAGGACTTGCATTCTGGACAAAATTTTGGAATGAAGATGATTTATGATATTCAGCTTCCAGGAATGCTTGTTTCGCTGTTTTGCTACGACAACGGTGAGTGTGAAGGATACTACGTCCTTACGGAACCTGAAGACGACGAGATTTTGAATAGAGTAAAACACTTTGTAGCCGACAGATTTATGCACTCTGTGATGGACGTTTACTACGTAGATCCTGACGGCATCTACCACGGACGTGAGAGGGTAAGCGAATGGATTGGATTGCAGAAATAAGACAAGCTATACGGGATTTTCCTGAACTGAACACGCTTCTGGAAGGTCAGCACGAGTTCTCCGACCGGGAAATAGAGTCCGCTCTCAGGAGAGCGGTTGATAGAATAAACCTCGTATCTCCGATTACAAGTTGGACTCTAGAGACAGTTCCGCGTCAGCTGAAAGAACCTCTACTCCTATATACCATCAGCCATCTGCTGCAGGCCAGAGTAAGGGAGTTATCGAGGAACAACATAGATTACCAGTCGGGAGGGACGGGGGTCACGGTGAATCAGATAATAGCCGAATACGCCCAGGCGGCCTCGGTCTATGAGGAAAAGGCCGAACTCCTCGCCTCGAGGCTAAAAATCCAGTTCAACGTTGAATCAGGATTCGGAGAGATTTTCTCCCCTTACGATGCTATGGGCTGGTGGTAGCTTGACCCAACCACAATTTTGTGTAGTATGGATATTATGCACAGAATTTACAGCGAACTGTGCAACGACCTGAATTTGGACCTATTGTTCCTCGTTTCCTTGAAATCCAATACGTGGATACATTTCGACGACT